CAGGTAACGTCCGTTACAAGGCCCGTGAGCGTTACAGCTTCGGCTGGTCTGACGCGCTGGGTATCTGGGGCTCTTCGGGTTCGTCCTGATAGGCTAGGTCGGGCATGCCCGACCATCCAGCGAAAAAGGGGCCTTGTGCCCCTTTTTCTTTTGGTGTATATTGCAGTCACTCCGGGCTTCCGGCGTATCAAACCAGTCCCGGCTGGACATCATGCTGATTGATACGCCTACAACTGCATGAAGGAAACATCATGGGATTCGCAACTCACCTCGGCCCTTGGCTCTTGGGCACCACCAAAAACACCACTGGCACCACTGCTGCTACCACACGTAACACAGGCTGCACCGTCGTGTCTCAGTCTGCCAACGTCGTGTTCGGCACATTGACTGGCAACGCCATTGCTGTTCCAGCTGGCTCGCAGATCGTTGACGTCAAAGTAGTCACCACCACCGTGTTCAGCGCAGCTACAACTTGCGTGTTGGACATTGGCGGCACCGCTTTCACAACTACTGGCACCGTCACCAGCGTTGGTAGCGTGACTTTGGGCGCTAACGCAACTACCCCCGGCGGCTGGTTGAACGTAGGTTCTACCGACACGTTCATCGCCTACACACTGGCCGGTACAGGGTTGACCACCGGCGCTGCTACGATCATCATCACCTACGCCGTGCGTAACTCTGATGGTGCACAAGCTCAGTCTGCCAGCCAGCAGTAATTGATCTCGGGGGCTTCGGCCCCCAGTTTTAAAGGAGATTGATTATGTCTATGCAAGGTGATGTAAGCGCCAAGCACTTGAATGCGTCTGGCAGCGTTTTTGCTGGCCGTACGCGGGTCAAAGGTTTTTCCATTTGCGCTACAGCAAGTTCTGCTGGAACCTTGTTGTTGAAGGACGGCGGTTCTGGCGGTACTACGCTGATTGAAATTGACATCCCATCGAACTCAAATCCGAACTCTTTCTATGTGGCAATCCCACAAGAGGGTGTTTTGTTTCAAACTAACGTCTATGCAACGCTCACAAACATTGCAAGCGTAACGGTGTTCTATGGCTGACGAGAAGAGCATTAACCTAGCGGGCCGCAAACTCATGGTTGCGATCCCCGCTTACGACGGCAAGCTGAACATTGATTCAGCTTTTGCCTTGTCCAATCTGGCCGTTCAGGTCCAGTCGTTGGGGGTTAAGCTCTATCTCACGCACCTCTCGGGGTGCTCCCTTATTACGAAGGCTCGCAACTGCTTGGTTGCGGACTTCCTCAAGTCTGACGCGGACACGCTTTTGTTCGTTGATGCCGACGTGGTTGTTACCGCCGACGCAGTGCTCCGCCTCATGGCGCTGAGCTTGGACAAAGACATTACGGCTGGTATCTACCCCCGCCGTGGTATGGACCGCAAATTCTTCCTCGACTACCATCTCGATGAGAACGGTGGCTTGGAGTTTGATGCCAACGGCTTGCTTCGTGTGAAGCGCATTGGTACAGGCTTCATGATGATCCAGCGCCACGTCCTTGAGACGATGATCGCAAACCACCCTGAGTGGGCGTACAACAACAATGTCGATAACCGCACCGACAGTGCGATTTTTGACCTGAAGATTGTGAATGGCGAATACTACGGCGAGGACTATCTGTTCTGCGACCGCGCCACTGAAGACGGCTTCACTGTTTTCCTCGACCCATCTATCAGCTTGCCACACGTTGGCCAAGAGAAGTTCACCCGTGACTTCGCCGAAGATGTGTTGAAGCCACTGCTCGAAGAGCACTGCACCCCCAAACTGAAGGTCGTCAATGGCTAAGAAAACTCCCTCACTTGCTGTTGGTCGCGGCGAAAAGCTGCCCGCCTCTAAGGGCGCGGGTTTGACTGCCAAAGGCCGTGCCAAGTACAACGCTGCTACGGGCAGCAACCTCAAGGCTCCGCAGCCACAAGGCGGCAAGCGCAAGGATTCGTTCTGCGCTCGCATGTCTGGTATGCCGGGCCCAATGAAAGACGAGAAGGGCAAGCCCACTCGCAAAGCTGCGTCGCTGGCGCGTTGGAAGTGCTGACATGGATATGCCCATCTGGAATACCGTCCTGTCGTTTGCTTCGGCGCTACTTTTGTTTTGGGTGAAAATCTCCCATGACGAAGTTAAGCGCTTGTCCATTTTGCTCAGCAAGACTCGGGAAGAAAACGCCGAGAAGTTTGTGGCCAAGATGGACATGCACAACGATATGAACCGGGTTATCCAACGATTGGATCGTTTGGATGCCAAGCTCGACGAGTTTATGAAGGAGCAGCGCAGTGCCCTCAACTAGCAAGAAGCAAGAGAAATTCATGAACGCCGTGGCTCACAACCCGGGGTTTGCGAAGCAGGTAGGCGTCCCACAGTCAGTGGGCAAAGACTTTTCTGAGGCTGATAAGGCCAAGAAATTTGGCTCAGGTCCTCGTACCCGTGCCGATCGGCAAGTAATCAACAAAGCTAAAACCGACCACGGTAAAACGGCGCTTTTTAAAGAAGGTGGAGCTATGAAACACGATGACGCAAAGATGGACAAGTCCATGATGCAGAAGGCCGTGAACAAACACGAAGGCCGTTTGCACAAAGGCGAACCCATGACTAAGCTGGCCAAGGGCGGGACGTTCCGCGCATCGGCTAACGGTATTGCCACTAAGGGCAAAACCAAAGCTACCCAAATCACCATGAAGCGCGGCGGCAGCTGCAAATAAGGAGCACACTATGAGCCCAGCAGAAAAACAAGCCCGCGAAGAGCAAGCCGACCGCAAGTCCGCCGATGCTGCGGAAAAAGCGTACAACAAGAAGACCAGCGTGGAGCCATCCGATGACCCACGCGATGCTGTGCGCGGCCAAAAAGGCTACGCTAAAGGTGGCGTGACTCGCGCTGATGGCTGCATTGCCAAGGGCCATACCAAAGGCACCATGGTCAAGATGTCCATGGGCGGCAAGGCCTGCTGATATGCGAAGCAGCCGCGGTATGGGGGACATCGCCCCCTCCAAAATGCCCAAAGGCGTCCGCAAGGCTCGCCGGGATGACACCGACTTCACGCAGTACGCTGAAGGTGGAAGCGTCAATGCGGCTGGCAATTACACCAAGCCCAGTCTGCGCAAGCGGATTGTGAGCCAAGTCAAAGCTGCTGCAACCCAAGGCACGGGCGCTGGCCAGTGGTCAGCCCGTAAAGCCCAGCTGGTGGCCAAGAAGTACAAAGCCGCTGGCGGCGGGTACCGGGACTGACATGAAGGCCCCGCAAAAGTCGCTCAAAGATTGGACCGACCAGAAGTGGCGGACCAAGAGCGGCAAGCCGTCTTCAAAAACAGGCGAGCGGTATCTGCCGGAGAAGGCGATAAAATCGCTCAGCCCCGCAGAGTACGCGGCCACCACAAAAGCCAAGCGCGCTGGTAAAGCGGCGGGCAAACAGTTTGTGGCCCAGCCCAAGACCATCGCCAAAAAGACAGCGAGCTTCAGATGACAACTTCCGGCGTCTCCAATTTCAACCTCGACTTAGCGGAAATCGTTGAGGAGGCGTTCGAACGCGTGGGTTCGGAGCTGCGTACGGGCTATGACCTGCGCACCGCCCGCCGGTCGTTGAACCTGCTGTTTGCTGACTGGGCCAACCGGGGCATCAATATGTGGACGTTCGAGCAGGGCTCTCAGGTCCTGACTCCGGGTGTGGCTACTTATGAACTCCCAGCCGATACCGTGGATTTGATGGAACACGTCATCCGGACTGGCGCTGGTAATGTGGCTACGCAAGCAGACTTAACGATCACTCGTATCAGTGTTTCTACGTACGCCACGATCCCCAACAAGCTGCAGCAAGCACGCCCCATCCAGATTTGGATTGAGCGCTTGAACACACCTCGATTCACTATGTGGCCTGTGCCAGACAACACCACCACGTACACGCTGGTGTATTGGCGACTGCGCCGCATCCAGAATGCGGGTGAGGGTGTCAATACAATGGACATGCCGTTCCGCTTCATCCCGGCGATGATTGCTGGCTTGGCCTATTATTTGGCCATGAAAGTTCCTACAGGTATGGAGCGTTTGCCCATCCTCAAAGCCCAGTACGATGAGGCTTGGGACTTGGCATCTGGCGAAGATCGGGAAAAAGCCGCTGTGCGGTTTGTGCCACGGCAGCAGTACATCGGGGGTACCTTTTAATGGGTAACCGGTTTGCATCAGGCAAAAATGCGATTGCGGAATGTGACCGTTGTGGTCAGCAATACAAGCTGAAAAAGCTACGCGCCGAGATCATCAAAACCAAGACGTACAACCTCTTGGTTTGCCAAGAATGTTGGGACCCAGATCAGCCTCAGCTGCAGTTGGGTATGTACCCAGTGGACGATCCGCAGGGGCTGCGTAACCCGCGTCCGGATTCGACGTACGTTACCTCCGGGTTGTTGTCGAGTGGTTATCCGGGCGGTGGTAGCCGCGACATCCAATGGGGTTGGAACCCTGTGGGTGGCGCAAGTTTTTTTGATGTTGCTCTGACGCCAAATTACTTGGTGATGCAGGGTTTTGTTGGTACAGTCACTGTTGTGACCACATAAGGAGTCAATCATGGCATTCACACGCGCAGCCGATGGCGTCGCCAAAAAAGGCAAGACTGAGGGTAGAAACCTTGGTGATAGCGGCCCTATGGTGGCCGCACAAAAGGGTAAAGGCGGTAAAGGTGCTGCTGGCGGCAAAACCGACGCAGACATGATGAGCATGGGTCGCGGTATGGCCAAAGTTGCTAACCAGAAACGAGGCTAATCATGGCTAAATTCAGCAAAAAGATGATGGGCAAAGAAGTTGGCCAAGCCAGCGTCTATGCCAAACCCCACACAATGGACGGCAAGCCCCTTAAAGCTGCGAAAGTCGTAGACCCAAACACTTTGTCCGCTAAGTCAGTCAACCCCTCCACTCCGGCGATGCGTGTGAGTGCTGGCGACCCCGCCGCTGACAACGTCAAAACCTCGGGTATCAAAATCCGTGGCACTGGCGCAGCAACCAAGGGTCTGATGGCTCGCGGTCCAATGGCCTGATACGAACATGAACTACACCCAGTTGACCGCTGCGATTTGCGATTACACGCAGAACTTCGACCAAGACTTCATTGACAACATCCCGGTGTTTGTCACGCAGGCGGAGCAGCGCATCTACAACACGGTGCAGTTCCCTTCGTTGCGCAAGAACGTGACGGGCACGACCTCTACCAACAACAAGTACTTGTCCACCCCCCAAGATTTCTTGGCGGTGTACTCCTTGGCGGTGATTGACAGTGTTGGCGCGTACGAGTTCTTGCTGAACAAGGATGTCAACTTCATTCGGCAGGCGTACCCCACTCCGACGAGCACTGGCATTCCCAAGTACTACGCTCTGTTTGGCCCGACGACCACGAATGACGCAACGCCCGTCATCACGAATGAGTTGTCGCTGATTTTGGGCCCAACGCCCGGTGCCGTGTACTCTGTGGAGTTGCATTATTACTACTACCCTGAGTCGATCACAGTCGCAGCCTCTGGCCAGACATGGCTGGGTGACAATTTTGACTCTGTGTTGTTGTACGGCGCTCTGGTTGAGGCCGTTACATTCATGAAGGGCGAAGCCGACATGGTCCAGCTGTACAACACCAAGTACACCGAGGCTTTGGGTCTGGCGAAACGTCTGGGCGATGGTATGGAGCGTCAGGACGCGTATCGTTCTGGCCAGTTCAGACAACCGGTGAACTGATATGGCATTTGACCAAACCCTCACCACGAGCTTCAAGCAGGACATCCTGCTGGGGGTTCATGACCTTGAGACGGACACCATCAAGATGGCGCTGTTCTTGGCCACGGCTGACCTTGGCGCAGCTACCACGGTGTACACCACAACGGGCGAAACCTCGGGCGCAGGCTACACAGCTGGCGGCAACGTAATGACCGGTGTAACGGTGCTGACCGCCGACACCACGGCATACGTGGACTTTGCGAATACCGTGTGGAACCCTGCCAACTTCACGGCGCGTGGTGCCCTCATTTACAATGCCAGCAAGAGCAACAAGGCTATTGCGGTGTTGGACTTCGGGTCGGACAAGACGACCACGACAACATTCACGGTGCAGATGCCCGCCAACACAGCGACGAGTGCGCTGATCCGTATTTCCTAAAGGGGTTTGAGATGTTCAACGAAAAAGCGCAGTCCGGTGATGCCGCATCCGCAGGCTTGGTTGCAAAAACAGGTTTTGGTTCTGCCGCTCAAGGCGGTGGCGTTTTCCACGTTCAGTGCCTCGATAAAGACGGCAACCTGAAGTGGGAAGACAGCATGCACAACCTCGTGGTCAACGAAGGTCTGCAGAACATGAACACCCAGTACTTCAAGGGCTCGACCTACACAGCCGCGTTCTACCTCGGCTTGGTGACCGGCCCCGGTTCCGGCACTTCGTACGCTGCAGCCGACACGCTGGCTTCGCACGCTGGCTGGACTGAGTACACCGACTACTCTGGCTCCCGCAAGGCCGTGACATTTGGTACTGCCACAACAGCTGATCCATCCGTTATCAGCAACAGCGCTTCGCCTTCGGCATTCACAATCTCCGGTTCCGGTGGTGTGGTGGCTGGCGCGTTCCTGTGCACAGTGGCCAGTGGCACCTCGGGTGTGTTGTTCTCTGAGGCAGACTTCCAGTCTCCCGGCGACCGTACCGTGGTTTCCGGCGACACACTGAACGTCACATACACCTTCAGCCTCGACGCAGCGTAAAGGCTTTTCCCAGTGCTTGGGTTCGCGCCACTTGCTGCGGCCCCACTGGGGGCGATTAGATCGGAAGAGCGTCG